CACTTGCACACAATAAGTCGTGAAACTGTCGTAATTAGGGAATAAAGAATGCCACGCGGCGCAGGAGTGAAGAAACTACCAACAAATCTCAGGCTTCTCACAGGCAATCGTGGGAACAAGCCATTGAACACATCTGAACCAAAAGTGAAGATTGTCCGACCACCGGCTCCCCGCGATCTGACAGAGCGCGAACAGGAGAAGTGGAAGGAGATGACTGGCCTTCTCTATTCTGTCGGCGTGCTGGGCAACACTGACCTCGATGCACTCAAGTCGTATTGCCGAGCGTGGATCACTTGGCACACCACTTGGGAGACGCTTGAGCGCGAAGGTCGTTACATTCACGGCACCGATCAGCTCGGCAACACGACGATCAAGGCGCACCCAGCGTGGCAGCACCACTTTGCAGCTCTGCATCAGATCCGCCAGTTGGCTTGCGAGTTCGGCCTGACACCGGCCAGCCGCGCCAAGATCAAGGCTGAGGTCGTCCCGGCTGACGCGCAGGAAGCGGAAGACTACTTTGCCTGACCCGACGACCGACTATGCCCGATCGGTCGTTGCCGGCGAGACAGTCGCTGGCCCTTATGTCCGGCTGGCCTGCCAGCGTCACCTGAACGACATTGAGAACGCTGAGGCAAAGGGTCTGGTCTGGGCACCTGAGAAGGCGCAGCGAGCGATCAACTTCTTCCGCGACGTTCTGACGGTCGAGGTTGAAACGCAAGACGACGATGGCGCAGTGACGAGCCAAGCAGTGCCGTTCATCTTGCAGCCTTGGCAGTGCTTCAACATCGGCTCAATATTCGGCTGGCTACGTTCCAGCGGTCTGCGCAGGTTCCGTCGCGCATACATCGAGATCGGAAAGGGCAACGGCAAGTCGCCGATGGCCGCTGGCATCGGGCACTACATGCTCACAGCCACCGGCAAGCTCCGGGCCGAGATCTACAGCGCAGCGACCGACAAGGACCAAGCAGCGATCCTGTTCCGCGACGCAGTCGCGATGTGGGAACGCTCTCCGCACCTGAACAAGCGTCTGCTCAGCTCTGGTGTCAACCCGGTCTGGCAGTTGACATACATCGACAAGGCATCGTTCTTCAAGCCGATCAGCTCTGACAAGAAGGGCAAGAGCGGCATCAGACCCTACTGCGCACTGATCGACGAAGTGCACGAGCATCCTGACAACTCAGTCATCGAGATGCTGCGAGCCGGCACAAAGGGCAATCAGGACGCGTTGATCTTTGAGATCACTAACTCTGGCTTTGACCGCAAGTCGGTCTGCTGGTCGGAGCACGAATACACCACCCGGTTGCTGAAGGGTGAAGTTGAGAACGACCAGTGGTTCGGCTACATCTGCTCCCTCGATGAGGACGACAATCCGTTCGAAGACGAGAGCTGCTGGATCAAGGCGAATCCCAACCTTGGCGTTTCGATCCAGCCGCAGTTCATTCGCGAGCAGGTGAACGAAGCCAAAGGAATGCCGTCCAAGGAATCAATCGTTCGTCGGTTGCACTTCTGCGAATGGGTCGAGAGCGAAACAGCTGCCTTCTCTCGTGCGCAGCTTGAGAAGGTCTTGAAGCCAGTCGACGCTGAAGAGATGCTTCGGATGGGCTACAAGTGCTACGGTGGCCTCGACTTGTCGCGTACCAAGGACTTGACGGCATTCAGCTTGACTTGGGTCGTCGACCCGACATTCGACAAGCAGACCTTCGTCACCAAGACTTGGTACTTTACACCGAAGGACACGCTGGCTGAACGGTCGAAGAAAGACCGCACACCATACGATGTTTGGGCGAAGGCAGGTTACTTGACTGCGGTGCCGGGTCAACGCATAAGCTATGGATACATGGCAGAGGTGCTGGCGGAATTGGTTGCGAAGTTCCATCCCGAAAAGATTGCTGCTGACCAATATGGCCTAGAGAATCTGCGCGACCATGCCTCCGAGAAAGGCATAACACTACCGGCAGTCGTCCATCCACAAGGCTTTCAACGTCGCAAGATCGACGAGGCAGAGGCCAACGGGATGGATGGTGTCGAAGAGATCGTTCTCTGGATGCCTGACTCGATTAACAAGTTCGAGGCGGCAATCATCGAAGAGCGAATCACGATCGAAGATCAACCAGTCAACCGTATGTGCTTGGCTGGCGTCATATACGAACAGAACAGGACCGGGCACCGAATGTTCGCCAAGGACAAGTCCACCACCCGCATCGACGGAGCGGTCTCGAAGGCAATGTCTATCGGAATGGCAACAGTCGGATCGGTCCCAGCCAAGAAATCGTTTTGGGAAGCAGCTTGATGAGCATTCTGTCCAACATTGCTGGCTTCTTCGGCTTTGAGCGCAAGATGTCTTCGCTCGAGCTATTCAAAGAGATCTATGGTGGCAACACGAGTGCTTCTGGCGTTACAGTCAATGCTGACACGGCGATCAAAGTTGCCACTGTTCTGGCTTGCGTTCGCGTCATCGCTGAAGGCGTGAGCCAGATTCCATTCCGCGTCTATCAGGAGAAGAGCGGCTCTCGCCAACCGGCGACCGACCATCCGCTGAACTTGATCCTGCACCGCAAGCCCAACAGCTGGCAGACGAGCTTTGAGTTCCGCGAGACCATGCTTCTGCACGTATTGCTGCGCGGCAATGCCTACGCATTTATAAACCGTGTCGGCTCTGGCGCGCAGAGAAGGATCAAGGAGCTGATCCCAATCAGCGGCGACGTGACGGTTGAGCGCAATGCCGACTACTCGCTCACATACAAGGTGCGCGACAAGCGTACACAGGAAGAGAAGATCTTCCCGCAGGAAACCATCTGGCATCTGCGCGGCTTGTCTTGGGATGGGTTGATCGGCATGGATGCCGTAGCTCTGGCGCGTGAGGCCATTGGCCTTTCGATCTCGCTGGAGAAGAGCCACTCTGACATGCACGCCAACGGCGCTGCCGTCAGCGGCCTGCTTTCGGTCAAGGACAATTTGACAGCTGAGCAGTACGCCGCACTAGCCAAGTGGCTCTCGAAGTACGAAATCGGTGGCGAGTACCACCGCAAGCCGATGATCCTCGATCGCGGTGCGACTTTTTCGACGATGCAGATGAGCGGTGTCGATACCCAGCATATTGAGACACGCCGCCACCAGATCGAAGAAATCTGCCGGGCATTCCGCGTCATGCCGATGATGATCGGTCACCCGGCTGAAATGGCAGCTCGCGCAGCCACTGAGTCGATCTTCTTGCAGCACGTTGTGCACACGCTGATGCCATGGTGCGAGCGCATCGAGCAGTCGGCTGACAATAACTTGCTGACCGACAATGAGTTGTCGCAAGGCTACTACACCAAGTTCACCGTCAACGGCCTGATGCGCGGTGCTGCGAAAGATCGTGCAGAGTTCTACACCAAGGCTCTCGGCTCTGGCGGATCGAAGGGCTGGATGACCCAGAACGAAGTCCGCAAGCTCGAAGAGTTTGACCCGATCTCCGACCCGATGGCCGACGAACTACCGCAGGCGGCAGTCCAAGCCGCATTAAGTGAAGCATCGCCCGAAGAAACAGGACCAGAAGATGATCAAAATTGACCTGAACCTTGAGCTCAAGAAGCTCAGCGACTCTGGCTCATTCGAGGGTTATGCTTCCGTCTTCGGCGAGAAGGACCTCGGCAGCGACATCGTCGTCAAGGGCGCATTCGCCCAGTCCATCAAGTCTCGTGGCGCCAAGGGCATCAAGATGTTCGGCGATCACGATCCGCGCAATCGCATCGGCGTTTGGACCAACATCGAGGAAGACGACAAGGGCCTGTTCGTCGAAGGCAGGCTGCTGATGGAAAAGTCGGTCGCCAAGGACATCTACATCGATCTGAAGGAAGGCGCACTCGATGGCCTTTCGATCGGCGGCATGACCAAGAAAGACAAGTATGACGGTCGGCGCAAGGCGCGCATGATCGAGGAATTTGATCTGTTCGAGATCTCGCTGGTATCGATCCCGATGAACCAGAGCTCTCGAGTGGTGTCAGTCAAATCCCAGCTCACCGACATGTCGGCTGAAGACTGGCGTGAAATTGAAGCAGTCTTGCGGACCAAGGGTCTTTCCCGGTCTGACGCTGTGAAAGCGGTATCTGGCTTCAAAGAGTGGTCTCGCCGTGAAGGCGTGACAAATCCGGCCAACCTTCTTCGTGATGAAGATGGGACCGAAATCGCGGCACTCATCCGCCGCAACATCGAAACCATCAATCTGAAAGGTTGAACCCATGGAACTGAATGAGATCAAGTCTCTCATCGAAGAGCAGGGCAAGGCATTCGATGCCTTCAAGGCCACGCTCGACAACGAGATGAAGAGCAAGCTCGGCAAGGACGATCCTCTCGTCACCGAGAAGCTCACCCGTATCGAGAAGGCTCTCGACACGGCAGTCGAAACCAAGGCAGCTCTCGAAGCAGCCATCGTCGCTGAACGCAAGCAGCGCGAAGAGCTGGAAGCACGCATCAACCGCGAAGGCATCAAGGCCTCCTCGGAAGAAGGTGCAAAGCTCGAACTCGAGCTGAAGGACTTCAACCTCTTCCTGAAGTCGAACGCAGCAGAGCGCAAGCAGCCTTTCGTCCCGATGGACGCAAATGGCTACGGCGAGTACAAGCAGGCTTTCGAAGCCTTCATGCGCAAGTCGGAGCGTCTGCTCTCGGCAGAAGAAATCAAGACCCTGTCGGTCGGATCTGATCCGGACGGCGGTTACTTCGTCACGCCGGACATTTCCGGACGCATCGTGACCAAGGTCTACGAAACTTCTCCGATGCGTCAGCACGCAGCTGTTCAGGCGATCTCCACAGACGCTCTGGAAGGCATCGAAGACCTCGGTGAAGCCGGCGCTGGTTATGCCGGTGAAGGTGCACAGGGATCTGACTCCACCACGCCGCAGGTCGGCAAGTGGCGCATCCCGGTCTACTGGATCGACACTGAGCCGAAGGCAACCCAGCAGCTCCTGGACGACTCCGCAGTCGATCTGGAAGCATGGCTCGCCGGCAAGGTTGGCGACAAGTTCGGACGTTTCGAAAACGCCGAATTCATCGCTGGCGATGACGGAAAGATCCGTGGCATCACCGACTACACCACATCCGCTGATTCCGGCTCTGGCGTAACGTGGGGCACGATCGGTCACGTCCTTTCTGGCGCTTCGGCAGACTTCGTCGCAGACGCTTCCAAGCCGGTCGACAAGCTCATCGACCTGATGGGCACGTTGAAGATGGAATACATGTCGAATGCGAAGTGGTTCACCAACCGCGCAGTCGTCGTGAAGATGCGCAAGTTCAAGGACACCACCAACCAGTACCTGTGGCAGCCTTCTCTCATCGCCGGCACGCCGGAGACCTTCATGGGTCACCCGGTAATCCGCATGGAAGACATGCCAGCTCTCGCAGCGAACTCGCTGTCTCTCGCGTTCGGCGATATGGCTCGCGCCTATCAGATCGTCGACCGTCAGGGCATCCGCGTCCTGCGC